GGTTGAAAAGATCGTCGAGGCTTACAAGGTTTCCGCTGATTTTCTGTATGCTCTCGAAGCTGATATGTATTTCGCCGGGGATAACCCGGAGGTCATGAACAAAAAGGTCATGACGCTCGATGCAGTCAAAGGCGAGAACGGGCAAGCAACAGCGCGCAACGTTGAGATCGTCGGAAACCGCGTATCCAGTAACTTCTTCTCGCGTTTCGTTAACCAGCAGAACCAGTTTTTGCTCGGCAACGGCGTACAGCTTGAGGACGATGCGGCGAAGAAGAAGCTCGGCAAGGCGTTTGACACGGCGCTACAGCAGATCGGGCAACGCGCTCTTGTGCAGGGCGTGTGTTTTGGGTTTTGGAACAAGGACCACCTCGAAACGCTGAAAGCGGCCTCCGACAGCCGCAGCGGTTTCGCTCCGCTGTACGACGAGGAAACGGGAGCGCTTAAGGCGGGCATCCAGTTCTGGCAGCTCGACGCGGAAAAGCCGACGTACTACCGTATGTTTGAAATCGACGGCATTACCGAATACAAGAAAGCGAAAACCCGGACGCTGGAAAGCTCGCCCAAAGAGCCTTACATCAAGAAAGTACGCAGGGACGCGTTGAGCGAGGAAACCGTCGGCGGTACGAACTATTCCACTCTTCCGATCGTCCCATTCTACGCAAACGACCTGTGCCGCAGCGAGTTATCCACAAACATCAAAAGCAAGATTGATATGTACGACCGCATCTTCTCTGACTTCGGCGATAATCTTGACCGCACCAATGACGTGTACTGGGTTATCAACAACTTCGGCGGCACGACAGACCAGATCGTAGCTATGCTGGCCGACATCAAGCGCATTAAAGCCACCTACACGGAAGCTGGGGCGAGCGGACAGAGTACAGCAGAGCCGCACACCATTGAAGTGCCTTACCTTGCCCGCCAGACCGCGCTTGACCTGCTCAAGAAGCAACTCTATCAGGATTACATGGCGCTGGACATGGACGAACTCACGGGCGGAAGCTTAACAAACGTCGCAATCAAGGCCGCGACCGCAAACCTCAACCTCAAGGCCGATATGTACGAATGGCAGGCGTTTACGTTCGTCCAGCAGGTGCTTTCGCTTAACGGCATCGAAACCGAGGATATCAAGTTTAAGCGCAGGGCGATATCAAATGACAGCGAGATCATTCAGGACATCACGCTCATGCGCTCCGATATCACCCGTAAGAAGGCGCTTGAGCTGAACCCGTACATCCAGGCGGACGAGATCGAGGATATTTTGAACGATATGGACGCAGAGGACGCGACCGGACTACCGGGAGCAGATGATCTGCAAGACGCGATAGACAACGGAGGGGAATGATCATGGCACGAGTAAGCATTAACGAGGAAACCACGCAAGGCTATTATCAGGTGATGTCCACCGATACCAAGCCTACGCAGGCGGTAGCGGATGGCGCAATGCTCAAAGAGATTGATACTGGTCGAGTGTTCGAGTACAGCAACTCGAACGTAAACCCCGTCACAAGTGACGGCTGGTGGGAAGTGCTTGAGGAACAGGCGGGTTACGGCGTGTTTTCTGGGTTAAACACCACCGAGCAGGCCACGCCGGACATGACCGTTAAGATCACCGACGGCAGGATTTACCTTGAGGATGGATCACGTTTCGCTGTCAAGGGAAACGCCGCGCTTGCGATTGATGCGGCGGACGATACCTACAACAGGCAGGATTTGATCTATGTGGATTCAAACCACCTGTTGCGGTACATAGCGGGCGATATTACTGTCGCTGGCGTGAGAACGTACACCATTACGGTCAATGCGGCATCCGGCGACACCTTCACGATCAACGAAACCACCCTTACCGAGGGCGTTGACTTCAACGCAGGAGTTGACGAAGCGGCCACCGCGACGAACCTTGCTGCAGCACTGGATACCGCACTGGATGGCACTTTCTCCGCTTCCGCTGATGGCGCCGTGATTACCGTTACAGAAGAAACGCCAGGCGGCGGGGATACACCCAGCGCGTCAACGATTGTTGGAACGATGGAAGTCACGGATGGAACAGCGATTGAATCCGTTACCACGGGCGACGATCTCCCGGCCACTCCTGCAGGCGGGATTGACATTGCCAAGCTCAACGTGGACGCTTCCACTACGGCGATCACTACCGCAATGATTACAAAGCTCCGCGCATGGACAGCAGCGGGGGTGACTGACGCATGAGAATACATGTTATTTTCAAGATCGACAAGTGGCTTGTGACGGCATCCGATTGCCGGAAGATTGCGGATTACACCACGAAAGCCGCCGCAGTTAAGAAGGGCATCGCTGTTGCCAAAGAGGAAAAGGCGCGGCTGTATGTGCACAAGCAGGATGGAACCGTGGAGAAGGTCACGGAGTACGGAGAGAAAGCAGATGAATGAGCGCGTAAATATCCTCGGGACGGAATATGTAATCCGTCATGTAAACACAGATGCGTGTACGCTGCTAGGCGAATCAAGCGGAATCTGCGACTCGTCCACAAAAACGATTTGGATTAAAGACAATGGTGAACCAACGCCGGAAACAAAGCAGAATCTTGAATATGTAGAGAAAAAGGTACTGCGTCATGAAATAATCCATGCGTTTATGTACGAAAGCGGACTCGCTGAAAACAGCAACGACATCGATCAATGGGCTGAGGACGAAGAACTGATTGACTGGATAGCAATCCAAAGCCCGAAGATGCTCAAGGCATTTGAGGAGGCAGGGGCATTGTAATGGACGCAGCAGAACGCGCAAGCGCGGCAATCGAACGCAGGTTGATGAACGATATCAACGCGATTTACAGCCAATCGCTGAAATCCATGCTTGCCGATCAGAAGAAGTTTCTGCAAAAGATAGCTGATATCGACGCAGGGAAGATCAAGCCGCCCGCGTTCTACGACACGCCGGAAAAGATACTCAAATGGAGGCAGGGCTTTACCCGCGAACTGCTGCGCAAGGAGAAGGTTATAGCGGGCATCCGGGCGCGTTTGCAGGAAGCCGGAGCACAGGCAAGGCCGCTTGTGCAGGGCGCAATGAGCGACGTGTACGCGGCGAACAGGACTTACACCGCGGGGCAGATTGCAAGCAAGGCAAACGTAACATTCGCCCAGTACGACAAGCGGCAGATCGACATACTCCTGCGAGACACCATGTCACCGTTCTCCAAGATCGCCTACAAGAACATGGGCGCGAACCCGGCCATTGTGCGCAAGCTGTCAAGGGAAATGGCGCAGGCGACGATCAACGGCGAGAGCCAACGTAAGATAGTAAAGCGCATCCGCGCCGTGACAGGTCAAAGCAAATACCAGGCGACGCGGGTAGCACAGACAGAGCGCACGAGGATACAAAGCCAAGCAAGGTCAGACACGCTGACAGAGGCCGAAGCGCTGGGCGTGAAAACGACTAAGAAGTGGAGCGCAAGGATGGTTAACACCCGCGATACCCACGCTGACCTTGATAAAGAACCAGCCATACCGTCCGACCAGCCGTTTTCAAACGGGCTTATGTACCCCGGAGACCCAAGCGGGCCAGCATCCGAGGTCATAAACTGCCACTGCGTCCTTATACCGGGGGTAGCAACATGAGCTTTATTGACAACAGCGGCAAGGTAAAAGACCAGCTGGCGGGCAACGTCAAGGCCGCGCTCGCTGCAATGGGGATTGAGGCCGTGGGGCTGATAAACCGACAAATGCAGTCCGGGTACGGCTCTCCAATCCGGCAGACAGGTGACCTTATGCGAGACGTAAATTCCGAGGTTGATGGCGACAGGGTGAACGTAGGCAACTCGCTGGAATATGCGCCTTTCGTCCACGAAGGAACCAGCCGCATGAGTGGCAGACCGTACATCAAAGACGCGATCATGAACGGCAAAGACCGACTAAAGCAGGTCGCGGAGAACGAACTAAAGAAAGGGTTTTGAAGATGAAGTACAAGCAGAAATCAGTCGTTGTTGACGCAGTACAATTCAACGGGCAAAACGTGCTCGAAATCAAGCGCTTTATCGGAGATAAAAAAATCCGTTTCAACGGCAGAAGGCTTACAGTCGTGCCCGATAACCTATCGCTTGAAACTACGGACTGGCTCGTCAAATACAGCGATGTGCAATTCGTTGTGTTCAAGGATAATGTGTTTGACGGGTTCTTTTTCCCGGCGGCGCAAAAAGCGGCCAAAAAAACCGACGATACCAAGGAGAGCAACCCGGCGTAAGCCGTTTGCAATAACAATCATGCGGGAAGAACCCCGCCCAAAGAAAAGGAGATTGTGACATGTCACTAACGAGAAAGATGCTATCAGCGATGGGGATTGAGGCCGACAAGATCGATCAGATCATCGAGGGTCACACGGATACCGTCAACGGCCTCAAAGACGAAATCGCAACCTACAAGGCAGACGCAGAAAAGCTGCCGACCGTCACGAAGGAACGCGACGAGTGGAAGAAGAAACACGACGATGTCCTTGCCAAGCAGCCGGACGCGGCCAAGGTACAGGCCGATTTCGACAAGTACAAGGCGGACATCGAAGCCGAAAAGACGAACGCGAAGAAGCGCGCCGCTCTCGAGGCCAAGCTCATAGCCGAAGGGGCTAACCCGGACGCAATCGAGCTAATGTTGCATGGCGCAGACCTCGAAACCGTCAAGCTCAACGAAAAGGGCGAAGCGGAGGAAGTTGATAAGGCTGTCGAGCCGATCAAGACGAAGTTTGCGAAATACTTTGGGGAAGTGACCGAACAAGGAGCGCCGAGGAAAACCCCGCCGCCCGGATCACCGAACCCGGACTACAGCAAGATGTCCGACGAGGAATATTTTGCGCAGGCCGAGGCCAAACAGAAAGGATAATGCCTAATGGCAACCAACTATTTCCAATCCGTGCAGGAGATTGCACGCCAGAGCATCATGTCGCTCTATCAGAACCTCGTTATGCCAAACCTGATGTACAAGGAATACTCCAACGACTTTCAAACTGGCAAGGGCGCAACCGTGCTTGCCAAGCTCCCGCCCGAGTACACCGCGCATGAGTTTGTCGCGGCTGACGGCGTGACCGAGTACAGCGTAGACGACAATAACACCGTTGCCGTAACGCTGGATACCATTGCGACTGTCGACGTTGGTATTCAGGCCATCGAAATGGCGACCAACGTGGACGATCTTAAGCGGATGTTCACTGACCCCGCCGCCCGTGCACTGGCTGACTACATCAACAACGACTGTATGAACCTGTACAAGGACGTGCCGTATTGGACTGGCGCAGCCGCTTCCACGCCTGACGCTCTCTCCGACTTCACGGAAGCCGGCAAAATCCTGAACGACAACAAAGTCCCGATGGATATGCGCCGGGCGATCTGGAATCCCGCCGCGTTGGCGAAGTTCCAACTGATCGACACTGTGAACGAAGCCGACAAGTCCGGCACCACGCAGGCGTTGCGTGAAGGCTCCATCGGTCGTATCATGGGCATCGACAACTACATGTCGCAGTCCGTGAAAACCCATACCACCGTCGGTGCTGGTACGACCGTTGCCATCGACTTTGGCGCAGGTTACGCCGCTGGCACAACCGCGCTGCATGTCGACGGTCTGTCGGTTGGCTTCGCCGTTGGCGACCGCTTCACTCTTGGCGGGTATCAGTACGTCGTTACCGCGGCAGATGATCTCGCGACCGAAGATCAGGACATCACCATTTACCCCGGACTTAAAGCCGCAGTATCCGATGGCGATGTGCTTACCATAATTGCATCCCACGCCGCAAACATGGTATTCCACCAGAATGCTTTTGCGTTCGTCACTCGCCCTCTGCTGGCTCCCAGCGACAAGCTGTCCTACACCGTTTCCTACAACGGCTTGAGTTTGCGCGTTGTGCGCGGGTACGACATGCAGTACAAGAAAGAAAAGCTCTCGATGGATATCTTGTACGGCAAAAAGACCCTCAAGCCGGAGGCGGCCTGCCTCGTGCTGGGCTAACCTGACCGACCTAATATGAGGTGGATAGTATGCTACTCGAAATGATGCGCGAATGCCGAAACTTCTTCGAGCTTCGGGCAAACAACTTCTACCAGTCAACGCGGTATCCGCACGGCGTACAAACGACCGAGCACTACCCCGTGACCGAGTTTGAGGATGATTATACCATTGCCGACGGCGTACTATCCACCCTTGATTCAACGATCCTGACAGGACAGTACATCGCCATTTATGGCAGCGTACTCAATGATGGCATCTGGAAGGTTGGCGCAGACGGCGCGATCACAAGCGATATCACTGGCGTAACCGCCCAAGCCGAAACCTTCACGGGAACAGTCTACCCGTTAAAAGTACCGCCTGATTTCGTGCTGCTCGCCGCTGAAATCACCGCATGGCGCACGGCAACGAATGAAGCCTCGCCGTATGCGTCCGAGGGCTTTCTCGGGTACTCCTATACCAAAGCACAGAAGCAAGGCGGCGGGAATATCGGATGGCAACAGCAATTCTCTGACCGGCTCATGCCTTATCGCCGGATGTTCAAGGGGTTGCCGTTATGAGCCTGACAGACTTTATGCAATCGTTCAAATACCAGAAGCTTTCAACCGAAGATTCACCGCTTGGCGGGCCGATTGAAACATGGGTGGACGGCGCTACCTTCTCCGCAGGCATCGGGCTTGATACCAGCGCGGAAGCGCGTATCGCTTACCAGAACACGCTCAAAAAGCAGTACAGCATCATCGTCCCGGACGGCGTAACGCTGACGCAGGACATGCGGATCAAGCAGGTATCCACGGGCACGGTCTACCGCATTACGTCCAATTCAGCTGATGCACACACCCCGGCGATTGCAGGGGTAGCATACGCAAAGGTTACTGCGGAGGTGATTGAATGACGGGCTTGCACGGCGCATTACAAGCGTTTTGGGGCGGGTTCACCTATGGAACTGCAGCTATCAAGGCGTACGAACAAGGTAACGTACCGTCAACGGCGACCTATCCGTATATCACATATGAAGCCGCCGAGGGTGCATACTGGGGCGCGACGATCCTGACCGCATTCGTATGGGTGAAAAAGGCAACAGGCGTTGACTGGCAAGTCCAGCGAGCCGCGATCCTTGATCTGATTAAGGCCGCAATCCCTGAGGGCGGTACGCACCTTGATTACGCCGATGGCAACCTGTTCATGCGGCGCAATCCTACGAACTTCATGAGTTACTACAATGACCCGAACGACGCTTCTGTAGTTGGCGGCAGAATCAGCTACGAAGCGACCTACTACACACTATAAGGAGCTGATGGAATGCTTACTGCATTAACCGCCGCGACGTTCAACAACCTTGGATTCGACGCAGGAATCCTCCTGAAAAACTTCGACTATTCGTCCGCGACCGACGCGGGCGATCTGGCCACGCTCGTTGCCGCAGCCAAAGCTGCGGGGACCACCCTTCTCGGCGCCACCAAGGGCGGGCTGAATATCTCCGATGTCCCGACGTACTTCAATCCGGATATCGATGGTATGCGCGGCCCGATCAAGAGCGCGAGATACATCACCGACAGGCTTATCAAGGCATCTGGTACGTTGGTCGAGTTGCGCTCGGCCACACTGAAAGACATCATTGCCGCAGCTGACGCGGCGACCGTCGGCGACATTACCACGATCACCCCGCGCGCTGACCTGGAAGACGATGACTACATCGACAACCTTGTGTGGATTGGCGATGTTCCCGGCGACGGCGGCCTTGTGCTGGTGGAGTTCGACAATGCGTTGAACACCAACGGCCTGACGATCACCATTCCGAAGAACGACAACGCAACCTTCCCATTCGAGTTCACCGCGCATCAGACAGACCCGGACGGCGTAGTGCCGTACCGCATCCTGCTGTTTGCGGGTGTGTCCTCTGCCCCGCTGCTTGAGGTGTTCTCCGTCGAGGGTGCAAGCTCCGGCGATACTCGCCTCGCGGTTTCCCCGCAGAAGTCCGGCACCGAATCCTACGTCTACAAGACCGCCGCGTCCGTTGCCCTGCCCGAGCTTGGTGATATCCTTGTCGCCGGAGAAAACGGCTGGGTTGCATGGGACGGCGATGCGGACGTTACCGCTACGACCGGCAATCAGATTGTGGTTGCTATCATCACGACCGCTACCGGCGCAGTCACCTACGCTGGCCGCGATACCGTCAAATCAAAGGCGTAAAGCCTCAATATCCGTCACGGGCGGGCTGGATACTCAACCGCCCTGCGGATATGCCTGTTAAATCGAATTAAATCGCCTACAAGGCGGTCAATTATAGGAGGGTGTACATGAAGCTATCCGAAATTACGGGCGACAGAGCGCTTGATATTATCGCCGATATACTGCCTATTGTCGGCAGACTGAAAGACAGCAAAGCGCTGGACGAATTCTACAAGGCGCACAAAACACAAGACCTCACAAGTAAGGCTATTCGCGCCGACCTGGTTTTCACGCTCATTCCTGCGCTTATCAAATCCAACAAGCAGGACATTCTACAAATCGTTGCGTCAGTAACCGGGAAATCCGTGCAGGCCGTTAAAAAACTGTCGGCGAAAGCGCTGTGGAACGAAATCAAGGATATTTTGTCCGACCCGGAGATTCAGGAGCTTTTTGGCTCGTCCGCCAATACGGAGCAGGCCGCGTCCTCCGTGTCGTCGCCGGAAGCCGCAGGGCAATCCGCTGCGGCGGAATAGCCCTTATTCTGGCGGAAGAAGAAAAAGATAGGGCGCGCGATATCTACAAGGGCAATCTGCTATGGAACGTGTCGCAAATGCTGACCAAGCAGGACAATTACCTGGTATTCAAAAACAACTATTCGGAGTTCTGCGATATGCTAGACGGACACGCGAAGCCAAAGCAGACCAAAGAAGAAGTCGCAAAAGAGTACGATGACAAGACCGACGCAATGTTGGCGAAGTACCAAAGGAGGGGCAAGGCATGAAGCTGTTCGAGTTGTACGCTGGGCTTGGCCTTGACGACTCCGAATTTAATAAAAAGGTCGATCAAGCAACTTCCACTGGTAAAAGAATGGAAACTGGCATTAAAGCATCTACGCTTGCTGCCGGTCAGCTGCTTGCTAATTTTGCGCAAAAAGCGATTACGGGCGTTATTAACCTTGCAAAAACAGGGCTTGAGTACAACCAGCAGATGGAAGACTATACGACCAATTTCACCGTCATGCTGGGCGATGCTGCGAAGGCCGCCGAAAAGGTGCAGCAGCTTAAGGAGTTCGCCGCGTCTACGCCGTTTGCAATGGAGGACTTGGCCGCTTCCACGCAAACCCTGCTTGCTTTCGGCGTTGAAAGCGAGAAAACGCAGGGCATCATGAAACAGCTTGGTGATATCTCGCTTGGCAACGCGGAGAAGTTCGGGCGGTTGTCTACCGCCTACGGCAAAGCTAACTCGATGGGCAAGCTCACTGGCGAAACCGTGCAGCAGATGATTGAGGCGGGCTTTAATCCCCTGCTCTTGATCTCTGAAAAAACGGGCGAGAGCATGGTCGACCTGCAAAAGCGTATGTCGGCTGGTAAGGTTTCCGTCGAGGAACTCAACGGTGCGTTGGAAACTGCCACGAGCACAGGCGGGCAGTTTAACGACGGCATGAAACAGGCGAGTCTTACGACCTCCGGCCTGATCTCCACGCTTAAAGACAATTTCACGGCCATGCTCGGCAAACTTTCGCAGGGCTTTAGCAATGTGCTGAAAGACTCTGTGCTTCCGAAACTCATAGGCATGGTTGAGAAACTGACGGGGTACATCGATGACAGCGCAGACAAGTTTGAGGAGTTCGGCGACAAGCTTGGCGATTTCGTCGAAGACGCGCTCGACGGACTCATGGAGGCTATCGAATGGCTAATTGACAACGGCGGCGATTTGTTTGACGCGTTCACCTCGATTGGAACCATCATAGGCAAGTTGGCATCTGCTATTGTTCCTGCAATCCTTAATGTTTTGCCGAAGGTCGCCACAGCATTTGGTGGCATCATGGACAAGGTTATGCCGCTTGTTGAAACCCTTGTCAACGGTTTCGCTGCGGCGATCACCTGGATAGCCGACAACGCCGAAACGCTGATCCCTATACTTGAGGGCGTGGCCGCTGCGACGCTGTTATGGAACGGATATCAGGCTATCCTTAACATCACAATGGCCGCGAACCCGATAGGGGCAGTTATAAAAGCCGTTGCGTTACTTGCTGGCGGGCTTATGCTTCTGAATGATGCTTTTGGCGCATCGAACGATGGAATGAATAGATTCAATTCCGTTGCTGATGATATTGCAAACAACACAACTGATTTTTCCGATCTCGTTTCACGTATGACGCCGAATATCCTTGACGTAAATGATCTAATCTCCAGTACCGGCAAAACAGTTGGAGAGTTGCAATCTACCATTCAAGAGAAGGAGGACGCTATCACTGCTATCCTAAAGTCCGCAATGGAAGATCACAGGGGATTGCGGCAGGATGAGCTTGACGACATTGCAAAGTACAATGCGGATATTGCTTCGCTCAATGACGAGCTGATAGAGCAGTACCGCAGCGTCGAGCTTGCCAAGCTACGACAAATCCAGCTTGAAGCCGGCGACATGACAGTAGAGCAGATGGCACAATATGAAGCAGACATGAAATCTGCTCTGGAATCTGCAAACCAAACATCAGAGGATGCTTACGTCGCTAGGTTGGCTACGATTGAAAACACACATAAGGCAATCGGAGATATTGGCTCTGCCGCTTATTTGAAAGAGCAGCAGGACGCCAAGGCTAATTACGAAGCGCAACTCGCAGAAAACCAGTCCTATTACGATCAGGCAAACGCTATATTTTTAGAATCCGCTGCCGTTCTTGTGGGCGCAGAAAAGAAAAAGAACTCTGATTTGCAGATTGAGTATCAAACGGGGCTTGATAACCTTAATGCGCATTACGATCAGTGGACTAAATACACTACCGACCATTATTCCAATATGAACAATATGGATAGCGAGCAGGCGCAGGAAGAAAAAGCAGCGTCTGACCAATGGTATGCGGATAAACAGGCGTCTCTTTTGGCGGCGCAAGATGCTGAAATCCAGGCGATTGAGGCAAAGAACGCGCAGATAAACACCATGCAGGCAAATCAGGATGGAGAAGTACATTTGTATACCCAACAAATGTATCAGCAGGAACTTGAATCCGCTTATGCGTATTATGCTGATGAGCTTGCCGCCGCCAAAGAAGCGCATGACGCTCAATATCAAGAAATCGTCAACAAATATGGCAGCGTAAACGAGCTTGAAAGCGCCGAAGCACAAGCTGATCTCGCTCGGATTGAGCAGGAGCGGAAAGACCAGACGGCGGCGTGGATTGCTCTATATGACGACAAGAACGCCGCAGCAGAAGCCGGAAACGCCGAGCAAATGCAGCTTACACAGGCAGCATTTGATGAACTCAAAGCTGCGCAGGAACAATTTAATGCTGATATTGAGGCATTAGATAATGGCGCGTTAACATCAAATAATCAGACATCCGCGAATTGGATTGTCGGGATGTTGATTGCAAATAGACAAAAGGCAGAAGCCAATGACGATTATGCCGCCGCTTACGCTACATTCCTTGATGGTCTTGATTCGGACGCTTGGAACTCATTCCTTTATCAGTATGATGTAGCAAAACAGGCGGGAACGGATATACCAGCGGAATATACAGCCATGCTGTCTGCGCTGCTTGATACTTTTGAATCCATGCCGGAGGACATGCAGGACGAAGGCAAGGAAATGCTCAATGGGCTTTTGAGCGGAGTAACAGACGAATCAATCCGCGCGTCACTGGAAAACGAAGCGACGGATGCAGCTGATAGCGTTGTGGGCGCAATCAAAGACGCATGGGATATTAACAGCCCGTCTAAAGTTGCCGATGGCCTTGCAGGGAACTTCATGGGCGCATTATCGGATGGATTTTCTGGCCGTAAAAGCTCGCTGCTTTCAACTGTAAGCTCTATAGCGAGCGAACTGGTTAATTCATTCTTGTCTCTGTTCGGCATTACGCGCACAACAAGCAGCAGTGGAAAGGTTACATATTCCACAAATAGCCACGCAACCGGCAAAGACTACGTACCTTATGACAATTACCCCGCCATGCTGCACGAGGGCGAAGCTGTGCTCACAAAGGCCGAGGCGACTGATTGGAGACGCGGTGATAGCGGAAGTGCCATAGATCTGTCGGGATTTTCATCATCAATAGCGGAGGCAGTGAAATCAGCGCTGAACGGAGCAGGTTTTTATGTGGACGGCAAACAGACAGGCTACCTTGTCGCCGCTGGAGTAAACGAAGCGATAACAGGCAATGTTGATTCGCTGCTAAGGAGTGGTTACAATGGTACGCCTTAACGGAATAGCGCTTGAGAACATAGCGCCTATAAAGCGGAACACTATCTATGTATCTCCTCCAAAGATCAAAGACACATGGATTGACAACGCTATAGCGCATGGCGCAGAATTTATCCGGTCAAGATATGACGTGCGTGACATTCGCATTGATATCTATTTGGCAATTTCAAACACAGAGCAACGTCTACATTATATCAATCTCATAAATACGTGGGCGACTTACTCAACACTACAAGCGCTGGAGCTGCCGAACATGCCCGGCAAGTATATCATGGCGAAAGTGTCAAAGCTCCCAGACCCGTCTACCCGTGAGTGGTGGGAGAAACTAACGCTTGAGTTTACGGCAGGCGATCCATTCTTCCTTGACTACGATTATCTTGTTGCACCATGTGGGATACCGTTTGAGATATACGGGAATGGCGCAGCATCGGCCTATATTCAGGACGTGGAAGCAACCAGTACCACTGATCCCGAATGGGAACTTGACAGCGATAAGACAATCGCGCTTGACGGTACGTTTGCGGCGGGAACATTCAAGGTCGATCTTGATTCGAAGAAGGTTTACCTTGACGATGTGTCGCAGATGCAGTATGTGACATTGCAAAGCCGCTTTTTTGAGCTTGAACCGGGCATCCATACAATCGCCGGAAGCGGGACGATCTTCTATAAGCAAAGGTGGTTATAATGGATTATTATATATTTGACAACACGGAAACGCTTATAGATGTCAGATCAGATGCTGTTGAATTTATACATACCGAAGAAGAATTCAAATTAAACTGCGAATTCCCGATATCTGATTATCTCATTGAGCGCGGAATGTTCATCGGGTTTTATGATATCCTTGACGTGTTCCAGTTGTTTGAAGTGCGAACCCCTAAAAATACATTTTCGGACAAATCGCAAGATATCTATGCCGAACATGTCGCGCTTGCCGATCTCATGGATGACATCATCGAGCCTACGACGCTCTCCAGTGTAACTGCGGAACAGGCGGGAACCTCAATTTTGACCAACACACGCTGGCAGATTGGAACGTCCGTAACAACTGGTACGGATGATGTCAGTGCATACTATGTCACAGCATGGAACGCACTGATTACCATACGCGATACGTTTACTGTCAGGATAAAGCCGCGCTTGGTTCTCGGGACTACAACGATCACGGCGCGGTATATCGACCTTGAGAGCAGAACCCCTGTGTTCCGTGGCGTAAGGCTGACCACAAACAAGAATTTGCAGAAGATAGGCATAACCTATGACGATACCACACTGTATACCGCTCTATACGGTCGCGGGGCTGGGCTTTCAACGCTTGCTGAGGATGACACGAACGCTGCGAAACTCACGTTTGAGGATGTTGTGTGGACTGTTGCGGGTGGCGATGATGCAGATAAGCCGTCCGGCCAGCAATGGGTAGAGGATACTGCAGCAACCGCTATTTATGGCCGAGGAGGACGTAAGCGCACAGGCGTTGTGGAGTTTTCGGATATCGAGGATGCGGATGAATTGCTACAGGCAACATGGGACTATTTGCAAACAGTGAAATACCCACAAATAACCATTAACAGCACGATCCTTGACCTGTATTCTTTGGGATATGATGACGAGCTTATGCTGCTTGGCGATAGTGTGGCCGTGATTGACGATGATTTAGGCATAGAAGCATATGCTACCATCGTGAGTATGCCGAGGAATTATGTCAAGCCAGAGAAATCGAAGCCCGTTATTGGCTATTACCGCCCGGGGCTTGATTACCGCGTTGCGGAAACTATAACGTCCGCCGGGACGGTAACGCGCATGACGAACAGCAATTCCGATCTTGTGAACGGATTTTCCACGAACCTAAACGGCGCGGATGGCACATTATCGCACCTGACGCTATTAGGCCCATCAGAAACGTACTATCGGTTTGACTTTGGCGAGTTTACGGTATATGCTGAGGGTAGCCCTTATACGCTATCCGGCATGACATGGGGAACGGATAAGGACAGCCATATTGGGGCGTCTGCGGGCGGCGGTATGGTATTCAGGGGAATAGAGGGGATACAGTTTAGCTGCCCATCAGGGAAAATCCTTAATTTCTCCGTCGGCCTTGGCGGCGCTCAGATGTATATGAATAATTACCGTATGGATTTGACGGGAGACATGTACATTACTGGCAACTGTTCTGCTGAATCGTTTACAGACAGAACGCCCGGATTCAATGGTGACGCTTTGGCCGCGATAGCAAAGATCAAGACCGACAAAAAAGGGAACATCGACCATGCGAGTTTGCCGGATGAGGCAAGAAAGAAAGTCAAGGTCACGAAATACGGCAAAGACAAGAAGATTGTCAAGGTTTCTGAAGAGGACGGACGCGATATCGGCATGATGGTCTGTCTGCTGACAGAAGGATTAAAGCAACTCATCGAAGAATTGAAGCTAAGGTGATAGTATGGCAAACAAGCAGATCATCGGATCGGTAGAGATTACAACCGGAGCATTTACGCCCACAGCCTCTATGCCCGTTTATCAGGGCGAGAATGGGGCAACGGAGCTGAATTTAACCATACTCAATAACGGTGCGGCTTATACGTTGCCTGTAGGCGCGTCTCTCCGCGCCTACGCCTATTATGAGACTAAGAACGAAATGACGCTGTCTATCCTCATGACGGTAACCGGGAATGTTGCCACGTGTGATATTCCAGACTTTTTCTTGGAGTATGCGACCAGAGCTAAGATTGTTGTAAGAGAACTGGACGCAGAAAACATTACGACATTTTGTGGAATTTACATGAACGTCGCAGCGACAATAGCGGATACCATCGTCGCGCTTGCGCCCGTCACAATGGACTTGCTGCGCCCACCTTACATCAACACATCAAACGGGCATTGGTACGAATGGGATACTGGATCGGAAACATACGTTGACAGCGGCGTGGCGGCGGCAGGCGATGGCAATTATGTTGCGTTCATATCGCAGACGCTTACTGACGCGCAGAAGCTACAGGCACGGACGAATATAGCAGCGTTGGGGTCAGGAGACCTTCCGTCAGCGTCGGATGCTACGCCGCAGGACAACGGAACGGCTACGCCCGGCACAAGCGACGATTATTCAAGGGCCGACCACGTTCACGACAGCGACGATACAAAAGCAGACATTATTCCAACTGCAACAGAGGATAATTTTGCATCGTTCGATGAGAATGGGAACATACAGGACAGCGGGAAAAAGGCAAGCGACTTTGAACCTGTATATGCAACCGCAAAGCTATTATCGACTGGTTGGTCTGGATCAGGCCCGTATACACAGACCGTTACAGCAACTGGTGTAAAATCCGGCGATTATCCCATGGTCGATCTGGTACAAAATGCTACGCAGGCAACGGCTGAAAACGAAATAGCGTCTTATGCCTGCTTGCTTTACGGTAAAGTTGAAGTCAGCGCAGACAACAAGATCACCGCAACGTGCTATTCCGATCAGCCGACCGTAGACCTTAACCTGAGGCTGGTGGTTGCAAAATGACGCAGTGTTTGATTGATAGGCGTAGACTATTGATCCCTCCATCAATCATATATGCAGATCAGGTAAAACGATGCTGTCATACCTATAATGGTCTTGGATCAGCGTCATATACATGGTCAGATGTTACAAACAACGCAAGCACTTCGCTGTACCACGAACAAAGCAGCACTTCATCGTACTATAACAACGATTACTTCCTGCAATTCAGAATCCCTAAAAACCGGCTGAGTTGGTTTAGCATTTCAACTGTAAAAGTATATTTCCGGTGCATATCGACTACCGGAACGATACCAATACGTGTTTACGTGAAGGATTACGACGAATATGAAACGGGTGCATCTTCCGTCGTGAACGGAACCATAACAGCATCTGGGTGGATTGAGGCTACGATCACATCATTGTTTACTTCTGACGTAAGCGATCCGGATGATGTATGGTATGTGCAAGTCAGAATCCCAGGGTATCCTGCAATATCATATGATACAACGTATGAGGCGTATGTGAATACGCTGAACGGCGACTATGATCCATACATTCAGATCACGTATAACTAGGAGGAATTAACATGGCAGCAATTTCACCGGATATCATCCGAAATCCGTTTATAGGGTCAAACGGCCATTGGTATGTTTGGGATTCCTCCGCGTATAATTTTGTGGACAGCGAAGTAAATGCTTCTGGCGCAAAT